AAAAGACTCTGAACTTAACAGATATAAAACACAGATTAAAAAAGAAAAAGTTGATAACTCAATTCTATCTGTTGCTAATAGAGAAAAATCTATCAATGCACAGCAAGTCGTATCTTTGTTAAAAGACGAAGTTAAATATACTGATGATGGTAGAATAGAAATAGTTGATAATAATTCTAATGTAAGATATAACACAAAAGGAGAACTATTAACGATAGATGATAGAGTTAAAGAGTTTTTAGATGCTAACCCACATTTCCGTCAAGGGTCTTTGTCTGGTTCAGGAAGTCAGAGTAGTGTCGAAGGTAAAACTGTTAAACCATTTAATTTACAGGACTTGGACTTAACAAATCCAGAAGATCGTAAAACCTATTCAGAATATAGGAAAAAGCGAGATTCAGGTGCTGTTGAGATTAACTTAAACAATAAATAATAGGATAATAAAATGGCTAACGAAAGCACAAGTTCTACACTATCAGAACTATATACAGAGATAGTGGCAGAAGCACAATTTGTAATTAACGAGAAATCTATAATGAAAAATCTTGTTAAAAATTATGCTATATCAGGTGGTGGAAAATCAGTTGAAGTTCCGATCTATGCAGCAGTAGCAGCAGCAGCAGTATCAGAAGCATCTGATTTATCAAACACAGCTATCAACCCAAGTTCAGTAACTATTACTGCAGCAGAGGTTGGTATCATGACAACTCTAACAGACTTAGCAAGAAATTCAGCACCAAGAAATGTAGCTGGAGATATTGGTAAATTGTTTGGAGAAGCAATCGCAAAAAAAATGGATCAAGATTTACTTGCTCTATTTGATGGTTTTTCAACAGCAGTTGGAACAGATAGTGCAGCTTTATCGCCAGCAACTATTTTCAATGCTGCATCAACTCTAAGAGCATTAGGACTTCCTGTTGAAGAAACATATTGTGTGTTGCACCCAAAAGTAGCTTATGATCTTAAATCAGGATTAACAAATACTTTTGCTGGTCTATCAACTGACCTATCAAACGAAGCACTAAGAGGTGGCTTTATTGGTCAAATCGCTGGTATCAAAATTTTTGAAACAGGCAATATGGCAAATACAGGTACAGGTGGAGATTTCAAAGGTGGAATGTTCCATAAAGATGCTTTAGGTCTAGCAATGATGCAAGACATTAAGATTGAAACTCAACGTGATGCTTCTTTAAGAGCAGATGAAATCGTAGCAACAGCAGTTTATGGTGTTGGCGAATTACATGACTCTTATGGTGTAGAAGTACTTGCAGATTCTTCAATACTATAATAATACTTTTAAGGTGGGGGGTTAAACTCCCCACTTTATGAAAAAGGAAAAATATTATGAAACTGACTAATGGAAAAAAAATTATAGAAAGAAAAGAACAAGATTATCAAAAAAATATAAACACATGGACATTTAGAGGGTGGAAGCCTGTTGATGAAAATGTTAAAGAAAATGTTAAAGAAGTAGATCAAACTTTTGAAAATGAAACAGTAGTTCCCATCAAACCAAAGAAAAAAAAGGCAAAAAAGAAATGAAAAACTTAACAAAATATATTAAACTTGCAAAGCAAAATCCTAAAGTAAGTATTGGTGTTGCTGTTGCAGTTATAATTATATTATCTTGGGTATTTTAACATGGCAAATTATACAGGTGCTGATGTAATTACTCATGCTGATGTAACTAAATATCAACCAGATGCTTTTGATTTTGGTATTGCAAACAACGCAACAGAAACAGTTAATTTCTTTGCGCAAACTACTAACGATATATTCAGACAATTAAGAGTAGAGTGGTGGACAGTTTATAAAACAAACATATTCACAGACATCACAGTTCTTAATACTGCTGAAATGGTTAATACAAAAGTTAATTTAGATCAGTTTGAACGTGCTGGTGTTTATCTATTTTTGGGAAGATTTTTTTTACCAGCATTAACTAAATTCAGACCAGAAACAGAAAAAGATAGATTTGAAAGAATGGCAGAATATTATATGTCACAATACAATGCTGAATGGAGAATGATCTTGGAAGATGGTGTTGAGTATGACGTAGACGCAGATGGAACTATTGTCTCTAATGAAAGAGAGCCTTTACATGGGTTTAGAAGATTGATTAGATAATGGCTGTACCTATTCTTTTAAGAATTGCTACAAGTCTTGGTATAAGAAAAGCAATATCAAAAGATACCAAAAAAGCAGAAATACCACAAGGGCAAGTTAATAAAATAAAAAAAGGTTTAGGAGAATTTGCTAAAGGTATTAAAATTAAAACTCAAACTAATTCTAAAGAAGTAATTAGAAAAGTTGATAAATTTGAAAGTGCATTAGAAAGAGCAATAGACAAAGGTGTCAAACAAGCTGGTTTTCAATTACTAGATATAATCAGAACTAAAACACAAAAAGGAATTGATTTTAACAGCAAACCTTTTGCACCTTATAGTGAGGGTTATTTAAAAAGATTACAAAAAGAGGGGAAACCTACTAATGTTGATTTATGGTATTCTGGAAAAATGTTAGGTGCTTTAACTCCTAATCAAGCATTGAAAAAAACAGGCAAACATAAAATTACTTTAGGCTTTGCTAGAGCAGAAGAAAGAAATAAAGCATTATGGAATCAAGTAGTTAATAGACCTAAAAGAGAATTTTTTGGCTTTAATAATACGACAGAAAAGATTATAAACAAATCATTCAATAGATTTATTGAAAAAGAATTAAAGAAAGCAAGAATATGAGCGTAAGAGAAAACATAGCGAGTAATTTATTGTCAGTCATATCTAATATATCTAGTCCAGATATTAAGAAAGCTACAAGACAACCTTTTGATATTGACGAACTATCTGCACAACAATATCCAGCAGTAATAGTACAAACGTCTGAAGAAAATAGAGATGATTCAGAGATGGGTAGTGGTGCAAGAACTAGAATAGGTACAATAGATTTTGTTGTATTAGGTTTTGTTAAAGGGTCAGATGATAACATAGACACTCTAAGAAACGCTTTGATCACTGCTATTGAAACAGCTTTAGAAACAGACCCTACGAGAAACAGTAACGCATTAGACACAGAAGTCATTCAAGTAGAAACTGATGAGGGTAGTTTATTTCCTGTTGGTGGAATAAGAATGACAATTAGATGTATGTATGAATATCAATCAGGAACACCATAATGGCTGAAAAAGATAAATTAGTAGATACATTAGAAAATCAATTAGACACTATTGAAAAATTAGTAGACGAAATATCTCTACTATGTATGGACAGTAGACAAAAGATAGACAATTATAAAGAAAAACAAACTGACGAAGATATAGAAGATTTCCCTGAATTAGACGAGTTCAATAATCTTGACGAAGTTGAAGAAAAGGAATAAAAGGACTTATGGCTAAAGACATTAAATTATATAAAGATAATTCAGAGATAATTATTAATGAATCTAATCTTGAACATTTTTTAAGTCTAGGGTATAAGCAAGAAAAAGAAACTAAACCAAAATCTAACAAGGATAAAAAGACATGGCAACACATCACGGAAAAGAAGGAGTTGTAACAGTTGGTGGAACAGCAGTTGGTGATCTAACAGGCTTTACACTAGAAACTTCAGCAGACGTAGTAGAAGATACAGCTTTAACAGATGCAACAAAATCGTTTTTAGCTGGGCGTACTTCATTCTCTGGAACATTAGAAATGAACTTTGATGAAACTGATACACCACAAACTAATTTGGTAGTAGGTGCTTCATTAGCATTCGTTTTATTACCAGAGGGTAATGCAAGTGGCGACAGAAGTTTTTCAGGTACAGGAATTGTTACAGGAATGTCAGTTACTAACTCAATGGAAGCAGTAATTTCTAGAAACGTAACTTTTCAAGGAACAGGCGCACTTACAATAGGAACTGTATAATCTTAATTTATGTCAGTTATTGATATTGCGAAATCGCATTTTGAATCTTTAGGTGTTCAATCTATTGAAGTACCTGAATGGAAAGACGAACATGGCAATGCAACAATATTGTATTGGAATCCTATAAACTTATCTGAAAAAAATACTTTATTTAAAAAGTCTGATAACTTAAATGATGTAAGTATTCTTGCAGACATTGTTGTTATGAAGTCGTTAGACAAAGATGGCAAGAAAGTGTTCAAAGCAGAAGATAAACTAGCATTGATGTATAAAGTAGATTCTGATGTTCTTTCCAGAGTGTCGTCAGCTATGGTACAAGCCATTACTCCAGAGCAAGTAAAAAAAAACTAAAAAATTCCATAGAATTAAAAAATTTACTTATCGTTGCAGATAGGCTAAAAATAACTTTATCTGAACTTCTCAAAATGGAAGTTTGGGAGTATAATCATTGGTTAGGATTTATGCTTTTAGAACAAGAGGAACACGAAGCAGAAATAACAAAGAGCAAACATAGATAATGGCAAATTTAAAAATTAACATATTAGCACAAGATAAGACTAAAGGTGCATTACGATCTGTTAAAGGTGGACTTGCTTCAATTAAAAATGCTGTATTTAGTTTAAAAGGTGCTTTTGTTACTTTGGGTGGTGCTGTTGCTTTAAGAGGTATTGCAAATGTTGGTTCAAACTTTGAAGATTTAAGAGATTCACTTTCTTCAGTTACAGGGTCAGTAAAAAAAGGTGCAGAGGCTTTTGACTTCATTACAAAATTTGCTTTAGATTCTCAATTTAGTGTAGAGCAATTAACAACTTCATTCATTACTTTGAAAGCGTCAGGTATAGAGCCTACACAAAAACTTTTAAGAATGTTCACTGATACTGCTGCTGTTACAACTGATCAAATAGGTACTTTAGATTCTATGACTAGAGTATTTTCAAGAGGTGTTCAAGGTGGACTAGGTTTAGAAGAACTTAACCAAATTGCTGATAGAGGTGTTCCTGTATTTAAAATATTAGAAGAACAATTAGGAATTACTAGATTAGAAATTGCAAAATTTGGACAATCAACAGAGGGTGCTAGAAAAATATTAACTGCATTAGAAGTAGGTTTTGATAAAGCGTTTGCTGGTTCGACTGTACAAAAATTAGATAACCTTTCAACTTCATCTTCAAATTTAGGAATTGCTTTTAGAGGTGCTTTAGACGACATAGGACAAGCTGGTTTTAGTGGTGCGTTGACTAAAATGAATAATACACTTGCACTAACTTTAAAAGCATTAGACCCTGTGATTAGAACATTAGGAGAAGCACTAGCATTTACTATTGATAAAGTAACAAAACTTTTAGAAACTTTAAACAATGCTATCAACATATCTTATAAACTTTATGAAGATTTAAGAAGACTTTTAAGAATACCATTAGAAGTAACAATCAAAAAACCACCTGCATTTAATATCCACGAGGGTATGAAAATACCTGAAACAATTTCAGGGATAGGTAAAATTAAAGAATCGTTAGGAAACATGGTAGATAAAGAAATTCAAAATATGAAAGATGGATTTGAGAAAATTCACGAAACTATTGCTAAAGGTATAGTTGATGGAATTAAACAAACTTCAAGAGGCATTGCAGAAACAATAGTATTAGGAAAAAGTTTTGCAGAAACATTAAAACAAATAGCACAAAAAGTATTGATTAACATTATTGCAAAACAAATAGAATATATTGCATTACTTGGAATACAAAAAATATTAGGAAAAGATTTAAACACACAAGATAAACAAAAAAATGATTTAATACATCAACAGAATAGTAGTCTTAAAAAACAAATAGCTTTACAGATGGTTTTAAACGCTATTGGTGGTGGTGGTAGTGGTGGTGGAAACCCATTGAAGATGTTTGCTAGTGGTGGTTCAGTAAGAAAAGGACAGCCAACGATTGTTGGAGAGCGTGGGGCTGAATTATTCGTTCCTAACTCAACAGGACAAATTCAACAAAACGCTAGAGGAACTTCATCACAAGGTGCAACAGTTAATTTTAATATAAATACAGTAGACGCAAGAGGGTTTGATGAACTGCTAACTCAAAGCAGAGGAACTATAACTCAATTAATTAATCAAGCTGTTAATGAGAGAGGTGCTCAAAGTATAATATAATGTCAGGTGCTTTTCCAATATCTTCTGCTAAATTCGGAACTTTAGGAATAAAGTCAATTCAAAATACTATTATATCTAAAACAGTATCAGGAAAAAGATTAGTAAGACAAATAGACAATCAAAGATTTGCCTTTACTGTTCAAATTATTACAGGAACAAGATCAAGCACTTATGGAGAGTTGATGGCTTTCATAATGAAACAAAGAGGTCAAAAAGAAACCTTTACAATCATACCACCAGAACTTGAAGATGCTAGAGGTAATGAATCTAATACAGTTTTAGTTAATGGAGTTCACGCAGTTGGAGATACAACTATTGCTATGGACGGACACCATAACGATAATCCACACGCATTTAAAGCTGGAGATTTTATAAAGTTTGCTTCACATAATAAAGTTTATATGGTTGTAGCAGATGTTCAGGCATCTAGTAATGCTTCAACAGTAACAATAGAACCACCTTTACTTGTAGCACTAGCAAATGATTCAGTAGTTACTTATGACAATGTTCCATTTACAGTAGCTTTAACTTCTGACATTCAAGAGTTTGGAGTGTCAGGTTCTGATAACGAGGGCAAATTATATTATGAGTATCAATTTGATGTTGAAGAAGCCTTATAGATGACAAAATATTTAGTAAGGCATCATGTAACTGCTGATTTTGTTGCAGAAAAAATAGTAGATGAAACTGAAATAGATTCAGAAAAAAACAATTTAAAACAAAATACTATTCCAGATGGAAGTTTTAGCTTTATTATGGTAGAACAAAGCGAAAAACTAATAAGAACAACATACGAGAAATATGACGAGAGCCTTAACAACAGCACTAAAGAACGAATTAGCGACAAATGATATTAGACCATTCCACCTTATTACACTTGGGTTTGGTACTCCTATTAATATTACAGATTGTTCATTTCCATTAACTTCTTCTATATCAGGTAGTTCAGTTACTTATTCAACAAGTGATTTTATATTAGGCTTTTCTAATTTTACAGAACAAGCAGATATAACAAAATCAAGTTTAACAATATCTCTATCAGGTGCAGATCAATCATTTATTTCAGTTTGTTTAGGAGAGAATGTAGTCAATGATGCTGTAACTATTTACAGAGGTTTATTAGCTAATGATAATTCTATTATTGCAGACCCTTTTCTTTTATATTCAGGAAACATAGAAAGTTTTTCTATTAATGAATCTGAAACAGATAGCACAGTTAATTTAGCAGTAGTATCTCATTGGGCAGACTTTGATAAAAAGAATGGACGTAAAACAAATAACACTTCACAACAAAGATTCTTTAGTACAGATGTTGGAATGAATTTTAGTTCTGAAACAGTACAAGATATTAAATGGGGTAGAGAGTAATGGGATTAAAAAAACTTTTTAAGAAAGCAGTAGCACCATTTGTAAAATATGTTTTAAAACTTAATCCTTTTGTTTCATTAGTTGTTAGTATTGGACTTGCTTGGTTAATGCGACCAAAAATGCCTGAAATGCCAGACTTTGGTACTAATGATTTTGATAATTACGAAAAAGGAATCTTATTAAATAAACAATCTAATGACGCTAATATTCCTGTAATTTATGGAGAAAGACTTATAGGGGGCGTTAGGGTTTTTATGGAAACCTCAGGAACTGATAATACTTATTTATATATGGCTATCGTTATGTCAGAGGGGGAGATAAACGATATTACAGAAATAAGAGTTGATGACAAAGTAATAACATGGTCAGGAGATTTAGCAGATAATACACAAAGAACAGTAGCAAGTAATGATGCTAATTTTTATAAAGATTCTACAAGTTTAATTACAGTAGAGCCTCATTATGGAACTGATGGACAATCAGCTTCTAATTTATTATCAACATTAGATAATTGGGGTAGTTCTCACAAACTATCTGGTCTTTCTTATTTAGCTATAAGGTTTAAATGGCACTCAGACGCATTTACAGGAGTTCCTAAAGTTCAATCAGTAGTACAAGGTAAAAAAGTAGTAGCTTACAATTCAAGTTCTGTTGCTCAAACTGCTGCATTTTCAAATAACCCAGCATGGTGTTTATTAGATTATTTAACAAACGAAAGATATGGAAAAGGAATAGCGATAGCAAATATTGATATACCAAGTTTTTATACTGCTTCAGGAATTTGTGATACAGATGTTACAGCTTATGGCTCAACTACAATAGACGTTATGGATTGTAATGCTATTATAGATACTTCAAGTCCTGTAATAGATAATGTTAGAGAATTTTTAAAAGGTTGTAGAGGTTATCTTCCTTATGTTAGTGGTAAATATAAATTAATTGTTGAAACAACAGGCTCATCATCAATTACAATTACAGAAGATGACATTATAGATGGATATACTTTAGCAAGTCCAACTAAAAATTCAAAATATAATAGAGTTATAATTTCATTTGTTAATCCAGATAGAAACTATCAAGTAGACGAAGTACAATTTCCTGAAATAGACGATAGTGGTTATGCAACAGCAGATAAACACGCAACTATGAAAGCAGTTGATGGTGGATTTTTATTAGAGGGAAGATTTGATATGAAAACAATAACAAGTCCATATCAAGCATTAGAAATGGCAGAAGTTATTTTAAGACGATCAAGAGAAGCATTAGGTTTATCACTTAATGTTAGCTTTAGTGCTTATGATATTGCCATAGGAGATATTTTAGGAGTAACACATTCTAGTTTAGGTTTTTCAAATAAACAATTTAGAGTATTAGCAATTAATTTTAATGATGATTTTACATTAGGTTTAGACTTAATGGAACACCAAGATTCTCATTATACTTGGGCTACTAAAACACAAGTAGCATCAACACCTAGTACAAATTTACCTAATCCATTTGCTGTCCAACCACCAGCAAGTGTTACATTAGATGATGAGTTAATTGAATATAATGATGGAACTGTAATTGTAGCTTTAAATGTAACAGTAGGTGCTTCTCCTGATAGTTTTATTGATTATTATCAAGTAGAATACAAGTTAAGTACAGATTCAGATTTTATTATCTATGCACAAGGGTCAGGATTAAATCATAGAGTCTTAAATGTAATTGACCAAAAAATTTATAATGTAAAAGTTAAAGCTGTAAATACTTTAGGGGTTAGTTCAGCTTATGTAACAGCGACTAGAACTATTGTAGGTGCTATTGAGCCACCAGCAGATGTAACAGATTTTTCTTGTAATATTTTAGGACAAGAAGCACATTTATCATGGACACAAATACCAGATTTAGATTTAGCTTATTATCAAATTAGATATTCAACATTAACAGATGGCACAGGAGATTGGGCAAACTCTGTATCTTTAGTAGAAAAAGTATCAAGACCAGCAACTTCAATTAACGTACCAGCGAGGGTTGGAACTTATTTAATTAAAGCAGTAGATAAACTTGGAAACTTTAGTTCTACTGCAACAGCTATTGTTTCTAA